CGCGCCTTGGCGTTGACTCCCCCTTTCCCGGGGGTGGGGTCTCCACCAATCCACTCTTTACTGGCGAGCTACTTCACTGGCGACCCAGGTCCGTGTAAACCCGTTCTGGTAACGTGTTTCACTCGTTTTCATTTGTTTCATGATTTCAACACGCGAGGGACACAAAGTCCCCCCAGGTGCCATCGTCCTGGGTCCGCGGTCGCGCACCGCTTACACTCTTTGACCACCGTATCGCATCAATCATCAGCGATACTTTCGACCTCTCATCCCACGCCACGTCGAGGCCCGTGGCGTATCGGGCAGGGTCAGGTGGGTCTGCCTCCAGCAACTTTTCTTTTGTCTCCTCTACCCATCTATCGGCGCAGACTTTGAGTATCATTGTCTCCTTAGATGGGTTTTTCCGCTTTAACGCGTGCTGGTAACACTGCGTTTTCCATTCACTAGGGGTTCCACGTCTAACACGTGGTTTAGTAAACCCCTGCTTACGGAGCCGTTCCACTCTACAGCGGATAGCGGCAATCTCTTCCTCGCGAGATAAATCGTACCCATCCGGCATGGGTACTACGGGGAAGGGATTGGTGGGTCTAGGTCGTCCCGAAGGGACGGAGCAAAGAGCGTGACGGAACTCTCTCTTGAAGAGAACGGACCAAAAAGACGGGGGAAGGGGTCCGTGCAACTTGCGTTCCGCGTTCTTGACAACGCCTACCCAATCAAGCATCATGGAGTAGAACGTCTTTCGCTTAACAACAGAATCCGCGAGAAAACCGATCGGATCTGTAACTTCGCTCCTCTTTATGAGGACGCCCACATTCGTTTTCTTCTGCTTCCTCCCATATTTAAACGCGCATGAATTGATTTCCGCGTATATGGGAGATACCATCGTTTTCTCCTTGTTGACCACTAGTCCTACACGAGACCCATGGGCAAGGATACCGGCAAGTATATCGCGAGAGTTGTCGAACTCGCGATAAAGCAGATCATCACCGTTGATGAGACAGCGATGAACCCGGAATTGCTTCCAGGAAATTTTCCCTGCGGACGCCATGTCCGCAACAGCCAAGTCAACCACAACTTTGTTTACCAAACAAAGTAAAGGGAAGCTTATCATGCTTCCCATCGGCTGCCCTGAGACAGCAACCCTGTCCTCGTCAAAAAGATCTAGATTTCCAAGGACATCTAGAGCTTCTGACTCCTGGGTCGTCAACCTGGCCGCTTTGGCCTTAAGGACCTCAATGGACGCACGGACGTAATCTAGTCGGATATTATCAGTGGCCGACTGATAATCCACGGATACGTACGGCCCGTCTCCATTTAGTGAGGCAACTAACTCATCGGTTGGGCTACCGACAAGAAGCCATCCCTCCTTTCGGATCGTGTTATACAGA